TTGAGATAGTATGCATTGTATTGTGTGTTGTATGCTAGTAAATCAACGAGAACAGAGAGTGCAGAACCATCAAAGTTGTAGTCTTTTAGTGTGTCTTGTTGACCTAGGAATGTTTTTAAACTTGACTTGATTGATCCAAAGTCAAGATTTGTGATTTGTAAACCGGAATTAGCTGTTGCCATTATCGTGTTCTCTCAAGGATTAAATTGATTGCTGTTGGTTCCACATTATTACCAATGTAAAATTGTATCGTCACACTATAAGCATTATCATCTGGTTTCTCATAAATTGTAACTTGAACCAGACTAACTCTTGGTTCAAATTTGTCTAATACGTTTTCAATCTCAGATTTAAGAGACTGTGCTGTGAGTGCATCAACTGGTTCAAACAGAAGACTTTCGATTCTTGAACCTATATTGGATTGGAATGGTCTCTCAAAGTTCTTTGTCAATAATAGATAACGAACAGAACGAATGACTGCCATCTCATCATAACTCAAGGCGATATCATTTCTACCAGGTGTCCTAGTAAAAGAGAAATCTAAATCAGAGTAAAGTTTTTTAAGTGTCTGTGCCATTTTGGTATTTATTGCAGGAGTAAAACGACTTTTTCAAAATCGAGGACCAGTCGAAAAAAATTCTAGGGCCGGAACGAAAATTTCGAATTTTCTCATTGATTTGCTAAATTGTCTTTTAAACGTTCTGTGCCTATTAAATTGTTCACCAGATACGTTTGTGTATTTCCCATGTTATCGAATTTGTTCAGTTTGTTGTAATCTTCGAGAATTTGAATTGATTGTACGTAAAATGCCCAATCAGATGTTCTCGTAGAGTAAATGTAATTATTCATAGTTTGCACATCGGAAATAATCAAATTCATTGCCGAATTAGAGATATTACTGATTCCACCCGATACAGAATTGTTTAATGTTACCATATTGGAAGCCATTGTCGTTGCATAGCTTATGATATCGTTCGCAATAAAGAGTCCTGTCATGTTTCCTAGCAAAGGAACGGTGTTCGCAACACCATCAGTTGTATTCAGAATCCTAAGCAACTGGTTACCAATGGAAGTAGCATGTTCAAGTGATGGAATCGTGTCCGTATTTGAAGTCATTGTATATACACCAGAAACGTTGTCTGTGTGTAATTTGAACTCATTAATTACAACAATCAAATTATTCAGATTTGCTTTTAAATTATTTGCGGCTGCCGATGCAGTTGAAAACAAATTTGCTGTATCAGTGAATGGTGCAAATGCCAACATTGTGTTTGCATTTGAACTCAAATTATTACAAGGCACCGCTGTCGGATTCACATAATAATTTGACATAACGATGCTGCCATTGGCTATATCGTTTTTCTGCCAATCTGGAATGACCAGCGGTGCGGCATTCAAATATGCCTCAGCCTGAGGACTCAAATAAAGTGCGCTTCCAAACTTGGAAGTATCGAAACTAAAATTTAGGGTTGAATATACACTGCTCATAATATTACATTAAAGTGAAAGGAGTACCAGTTGGACCTCTGGTCGTTGGATGTTTGTGGAAATCATATACTAAACGCATACCCATCATTGAATTACCAATATCAGATACCATAGGTGCAAATACAGAAATTGCTGAAGTGACTGGTCCCATAGTATCCACACCAAGAAGTGAACCAAGTTTCATACCGGCAGATACGTTTTGAACTGCTGAGATAGACTGTCGTGAATTGAGTGAACCACTTACGTTTACATCACTATGTATGTTGACAGCTTCTGTGGCTTTTAAATTGATTGTGCCTGTTGAGCCCATAGCAAGGAGATCAATGTCTCCGTCTGTAGAAATTTCAAGATTGTCTTTTGACTGAATAGAAGTTTTCTTGGATACTCTTTGATAAGAATTTCCGTCAATTTTTGCATATGCATCACCTTTGACATGCATAACAGAATCACCTTCAATAGTGATGTTACAAACACCAGAAATCAGTACATTATTGTTTGCTACGATGATTTCATATTTGTCACCAAGAACTTTAACGATTTGTTGCCCATTGGCTTGAATCTCTGTGAACGTACCAGTTCTGTGTTGCAGACGAATTCTCTCTGCACCTGGAGTGTCATCCATCTCCATGAAATGTCCAGATTCTGTCTGTGTAATATTAAATGGTGGTATGGCATTCCAGTCTGATGCTGGTTCCGTCCACGAATAGTCTTTAGGTTTAGTTGCCATAATTATGCTTTACCATATGATTTGGGATTCAATAATGCCGTTGTTGCTGTTACATTTACGGCTGCCGCACCTGCGTTTGCGGATATTTTTGCTACATCACCTATTAGTCCTTGTATTTCACCAAGTAAGCCACCTGAACCAGAGATGTTTAATGCACCTGTTAAAGAGGCCTGTAGTTCTAATAAACATTGTTGTAACATTGCCGCCAATTGTGCTGGAAGACTTACTATGTATGCAATCATTGCTTGTATATATTTTATGAATGATGCAATTTCTAACACTACTTCATTCACAAAATCAACTGCTTTTTGTATCATTTGCACATAACCACGGAGTGTTTTTATGGCTGATGTAATTTGTGATATAATAGGTGAACCTGCAACACCAGCAGTTAACGCTTCAATTGCATTACGCAAAGCAGTGAATATTCCATATGCTTCAAGTTTTTGTATAGCAATTTCATATCTTATAATGTTGGCTATATCACAAACGTGTGCCCGATTGTTGTTAGAACGTTCGATACCTGTACCTTCGGTTGAATATGATAGTTTCGGTGTAGTTGGTTTACCTCTTCTACATATTTGCATTTCTGGCGTTTCTGTTGAAACAATTGGTGATGCTGTATCGTTTGCGGTAAGTGTTGCGTTTGTAAATTTTGCTTTAGCATGAAAACCTTTTCCTGTAACCGCATTAACATCTTCTTGCGGAATGGCAGGAAATACACCAAGCATTGCAGGTGCTTGTGATGAAAGTCCATCCATAAAGAAACCAAAAACATAATCGCCTTCCATTGGTGTGGAAATTGTTCTCGAATCATTTACAGGATAAAGAGGTGTGGCCCAAGGAAGTGAACTTGTTGGAACCAATTGTAAATTTTCTGTATGTGAACCAAAAATACGAACACGGCAACGACCCAAGTTTAATGGATCGACACGGTCTTCAACAACACCAATCCACCAAACAAAATCATCGTGTCCTAATCTATTTTGAAAATCACTCATCTTTGGCCCTTAACTGCATCTGCTAATTTTTTAGTATCTTTGAAGTCTGTTAGTGTATCACCATAACTATCTCTAACAACTTCAAGCACAGTTTCATATCTCATTTTTGAACTTATAATGTGTCTAACAGCAGTAATAAGATATTTACCTGAATATTGTTTATCTAGTATACCCTCGTTTAAACCAGTTCCATCTGCTTTATTGGCGCTTGATGGTAAATTTACGGTTATAGTTGTACCAACAGTTAAATTTGGATCGCCGGCTATCGTTAATTTGAGTCTAACATAATGTGAAAGAGCAAGTTGTGCCGTTCTATATGGAACATACTTTTCGACTCGGATATCATTTGCAACTGCGTATCGTTTATCTGATATTCCAACCGCAGTTTTCTGATTTGCATTAGTGGTCATAACCTTTAAAACAGCATCATAATTTTCGTTTGATGTTTTTCCAAGACGGTTTTGTGTATTATTGATTAATGAGTTTCTTTTTTTATCATCCGACTTTAACTTGTTCTGATAATCCGAAACATAATCAAATTTTGTATCAGTATATCTTCTTGTCAATGGATCGATTGATATCAATCTATTGGCGAATGCACCAGAAACTGTTCCATAAAGAGTGTCAAATGTATCTAAGAATGTATAAGATTTAATTGTAATTAAATCTCTACCAAACGAATCTGAGTTATTTCTGCGTTGACTATAAATGTATTCTTGATATATTTTTGAATTAAATAAAGATTGAATCGAACGGAAATTAAACCCCTGTGAATTTTCAAAAAATACGAAATCTGCACCTTTAACTGTTCTAGATTTTGTTGGTATTGCATAATTCGCCAGCCAATTAATTGCCTCAAATGGTTTCTTGTATGGTATGACAAAATCATACAGACCTTCTGTAGACTCAATAGCTAAGTATTTGTCATCAATTTGCATGTGGTTATTTAAAATATCCGTGACAATTTCTTCAATTGTTTTTCCTTCATATGCTTTGCTAACTTTTGTCTGCTCCGAAAGAAAAAGTTCCTCTGAACAGAAATGTAACGAATAATTTTCGGTTTCAGCATTATTCAACACTCTTTCACCGACACGATAAATTCTGAAATATTTACTTATTCCTTCCACATCAGCGGTCTCGGATTTTTTGAAATTCAATTCAAGATAATCATTACCACTCAAACCAAGTCTATCAATCATACTGATAGAATCACTTATCAATACATGACCAGAAACTGTTCCTCTAAAAATATCCTCATAATAAGAAAGTTCAACAAAAAGACTTTTAATGTTTATTATATTTTTTGGTGTGACTATGTTAATTTTTTCAAGGTAAAAATCATCCGCAGTTAACAATCCACTTGTAACTTGAACTTTTTTACCTATAATTTCAATGTTTTCAATTGCGTCTGCCATTATGAACCCATCACCGTTTTAAATTGTTCTTCCATTTGGTTCACGAAATTTCTGTCCATAACTTTTATCTCTCTTTTTGCTTCATTGAGATTGTATTCATAGTCATACAGAGAGACACTTCTTTTCGTGGCTCTAACAGAAAAAGTTAGTCCACTTGGTAAAGTGTATGTGTTATTAGTTTCAACAAATGAGTTGTACGCATCTTCATCAAGAGGAATTATTTTTTCGGTTGATACTTCTGAATAGCTATCAGTTGTGGTAATCACTTGTTGATATGCATAGACAGTTGAGTTTGTATATTCATATGGTGTTTTTCCTGCATCTTCAGCTTCCGTTGCATACTTTGAATTGATATAATCTAAAAATTGTTCATAGTTCAATGGCCAATTCCAAATCGGATCCATGATTTGATTTGAGTACAATACGATCCAATATTTGTATGGATCATCATAATATTTTTCTGCAATAATTTCTGGTGTATCGCCGTCTTGAATGTTGTATTTGTAGAACAACATTGGATTATCTTGCAACTCTTCAATTAGTTTTGCACGTGTTAGTATGTTGGTCATTAAAATATAATTACCGTTTTGATCCGGCGTTAATACTTTTGGTAGTGTGTTGAAGTAAAACATCAATAACCCTCTGTGATTCTATTTTTGTCGATAATAATTGTTTCTTTAAAACGCAATGACAATTTTATTTGAACTGGACTTCCATCATTGTGTGTTGCCCATGTACCTGAACCACTATAATCAACATTAATATCCTGTAATACACATTCACCAATTCTATTTACCTTTAGATTTTCTGCACCTTTATACAGAAATTTAATTCCAAAGGTGTCTGGTATTTTCATAAACAGGCCCTTATTAAATACACCATTAGTTCTCATTTCTGGTGCGGAGGCATATTTAAATTGCTTAATAATTTCATGTATCATGTCCGATTCTTCTTGTGAATAGGGTGTCAACACGAAATCGAACGAAAACTGTCTAAAATCTATACCCTGAAATAACACTTGAACTTGTGGGTTGAGTGCGAAACCACCAGACTGTAATGCAAAATCACCTAAATCTGTACCAAATACTTTGTCAATTCCTTTTGCAATACCCAGTCGAACAAAAGGATCATTACCGGCTTTATTGACTGCATTTACAACAGAATCCGAATCCTTAAGTGTATTAAATATTGAAACGGCACCTTGTGCTAAAAAATAATTTTTACCAAGAGCATCTGTTAAATTGCTATTGGTGTAATCGGCATTATAATCCACTCTAACATTTTCTGGTACATATAGTGCAATGGAAGATTTAACTCTACGAGCCAACTTTAATCTAGTTAAAGATTCGGTCTCATTTACAATTGTTTGTACATCTGCATTTTCTGCTATCGCACCAACTTCTTTTTTTGCGTCATCAAACTTACCGGTGGCTGAATTAATTATACCTCCAACGACGGCACTGCCTACAGCTACGGCGGCACCTGGTGTGGCTTTCAATATATTCTCTGATGATGTTCCCAACTGAGGTGTTTGATTTGGATCCGGTTCATTAATTGTGAACAGTATCACATGTTGGCGAGTTGGGTTCGAACCAACATCCCGTGGAAATCTGAAATTTGCTGTATTATACTTATTCCCATATAGCAAATTCAGGGGACCATTTACGGCACCTGGAATGGAAATACCTGCAACTGAGGTCGGGATAGATATTGGCATGTGTTTTTGTTATTAGAGAAGGTAATATAACTATTTATATGGCATATTCAGGCAGATTTTCACCTAGAAACCCACAAAAGTATCGTGGAGATTTCACAAATATTGTGTACCGTTCCACTTGGGAATGTAGAGTTATGACTTGGCTCGACAATAATGACGCCATTATCGAATGGGGTTCTGAAGAACTGGTAATACCATACAAGTCTCCGGTAGACAACCGTGTTCACCGTTATTTTCCAGATTTTTACGTGAAAGTTAAGCAAAAAGATGATACAATACGTGTGATGATTTTGGAAGTAAAACCTGCAAAACAAACAAAACCACCAGAGAAAAAGAAGAATGTCACCAAGCAATACATACAAGAGGTTGTCACTTGGGGCATCAATGAAGCAAAGTGGAAAGCCGCAACAGAGTTCTGTCTCGACCGTGGCTGGACATTTAAAGTATTAACTGAACATGATTTAGGATTGAAATGATTAGATTACATGTGTTGTCGGTTCCACACACGGCATCGACAAAGGAGTACACCGTTTGTGCGTTTACTCAAAAAGTGATTAATTTCTGTAAAATGTACAAAGACATGGGAATGCATGTCATTCATTATGGTCGTGATGACTCTGATGTTATATGTGATGAACATGTTACTGTCAGTACACGTGAACAGAATGAAAAAGTGTACGGAATCTATGACTGGAAGAATCAAGGTCTTCGATACAATCAAACCGATGAGGTCTTCCAAACATTCAATACAAACTGTATCAAAGAGATTGCAAAACGAAAGCAACCACATGATATCATTCTCTGCTTCTTTGGTCTTGCTCAGAAGCCAGTATGTGACGCACAT